ACTTAATTTATGGTGCTAAAGCTGCTCCATCAGAGAAAGCTTATGCTACTGTAAATGATAGCCCAGAAGCTATTACATTTTCTTGGGAATTATCAACTACACCAGTTGATGTACCAAATCTAAAACCAACAGCTTCTTTAGTAATAGATTCTACTAAAGTAGATAAAACTAAATTAGCTGCTTTAGAAGATATATTATATGGTACAGCTGAAAAAGAAGCTAGATTACCACTACCAGAAGAAGTTGCTCAAATATTTAAGGAAAATGCACAAGGGTAATCTATTAGGGAGGCTCAGCGTAAAGCTGACACCTCCTTTTTTTTATAATTTATAGTTTTGAAAGGAGAATAAATTATGTTATCTAAAAAGATTAAATATACTGATTATAATGGAGTTGAAAGAGAGGAAACTTTCCTATTTAACCTATCTAAGGCTGAACTTATGGAAATGGAATTAGGAACAGCGGGAGGATTAGCAGATATGATTAAAAATATTGTAGCTGCTCAAGACACACCATCAATAGTAAAAATATTTAAGAAGTTAGTTCTTCAAGCTTATGGTGAAAAGAGTCCAGATGGTAAAAGATTTCTTAAAGTTGATGAGAAAGGAAATCCTCTTTCAGTAGGTTTCTCTCAAACAGAAGCATACTCAAATCTATTTATGGAATTAGCTACTGATGCTGATGCAGCAGCTAAATTTGTTAGAGGTATTGTACCAGGGGATATAGATATATCAGATGTAGATCCTAATGAAATGCCTGCTGGAGTTGCTGAAATGTTAAAACAAACAACACCAGCACCAACAAATGTTACACCAATTGAACCACAATTAAATTCTGGTAATCAATAATAGGAGGATAGAAAGAGATGTTATTATTAACCATTCCAGCTGCTGAACTATTTAATGATAAAACTCAAGAATTTATAAAAACTCCAGAGTATAAACTACAAATGGAGCATTCTTTAGTATCTCTTTCTAAATGGGAATCTAAATGGGGTAAACCATTTTTAACAAAAGAACCAAAAACAGCAGCGGAAACAATTGATTATATAAAATGTATGACAATAACTCAAAATGTAAATCCAAAGGTATATAATAGTTTGACAGCTGAAAATATCGAGCAAATCAATAAATATATTGATGAACCAATGACTGCTACTACATTTCATGAAGTCAATAATACTCGTAGTAGAGAAATTATAACTTCTGAATTAATATATTATTGGATGTTCTCACTTAATATACCTATGGAATGTCAGAAATGGCATCTTAATAGATTGCTAACATTAATAAGAGTATGTAATATTAAAAATGCGCCTCCAAAGAAAATGAGCAGGAGGGATATAATGAGTCGAAATGCTGCATTAAATGCTGCACGTAGAAAGAAATTAAATTCTAAAGGATAATAGGAGTAAGATATGATAACATTCAGACAAAAGGGTGATTTCTCTAAATTAAATAGTTATTTAGAGAGAGTTAAAAATGCTGTAAAAATAGGTGAACTCGATAAGATAGGTCGAGAAGGTGTAGCAGCCCTTTCGTCTGCTACTCCAAAAGATACTGGTAAAACAGCTAGCTCATGGTATTATGAAATTACTAGAGAAAACGGTTCAGTATCTATAACTTTTAATAATTCAAATGTAAATAATGGTGTTCCGATAGCCATAATTCTTCAAACAGGGCATGGAACCCGTAACGGAGGTTGGGTCGAAGGTCGAGATTATATTAATCCGGCAATACAACCAATCTTTGATAAATTAGCTGATGAAGCATGGGAGGAGGTTACTAAGTTATGAGTAAAACAATCGATGAGAAAGTCGTCGAGATGCGTTTTGACAATAAGCATTTTGAATCTAATGTTCAAACTACTATGTCAACTCTTGATAAGTTAAAAGCAAAATTAAATTTAACTGGTGCTTCCAAAGGACTTGAAAATGTCAGCACAGCAGCCAAAAAGGTGAATATGGATGGACTTGTATCAGGATTAAATACAGTCCATTCTAAATTTAGCGCTTTAGAGGTAATCGGTGTTGGTGCATTATTAAATATTGGTAATGCGGCAGCAAATGCTGGTAAAAGACTTGTAGCCTCATTGTCAGGTATTCAAGCAGCTATGGCAGGTTTTAACGAATATTCAATGACAATGAATACAGTACAAACATTAGTAAATAGTACTGGAAAATCAGTAAAAGAAGTTGAAGGCCATCTTAAAGAATTAGATGAATATGCTGATAAAACTGTTTATTCAACAGCTGATATGTTTAACAACATATACAAATTTACTAATGTTGGTATAGATCTAGATACAGCTAAGACAGCTATGATAGGTATAGCTAATGCTACTGCTTATGCAGGTCAGGGTGCTCAACAAGCATCTATAGCATATTACAATTTAGCACAATCTATGTCTATGGGATACTTAACCACTATAGATTATAAATCGTTAAATTTAGCAAATATAGCAACTAAAGAATTTAAACAAAGAATGGCTGATGCAGCTGTTGCTGCTGGTTCATTAAAGAAAGTTGGAGATGATCTATACAGTACTGGTAAAAAGGAATATTCATTACAAGCATTGTTTACTGAAGGTCTAAAGGATCAATGGGCAACAACTAATGTAATGATGGATGTATTTAAACAGTATGGTAGCCAAGAAACTGAAATAGGTAAGAAGGCATGGGCAGCAGCTCAAGAGGTAAAAACTTTTGGTATGATGATGGAATCATTACAAGCTCAAGCTGGTACAGGATGGAAAGATACTTGGCAAATATTATTTGGTGGATTAGACGATGCTAAAAGAGTATGGACAGGTTTAGCTAATTTTATTAGTAGAATAATTGATGGAGTTGCTAGATGGAGAAATACTATTTTAGATATTGCTATGAATAATCCACTTAAAGAATTATTTGATAAAATAAATAATAGTTCAGCATTAAAGACATTTCAAGATATTTCAGATAAAGTTAAAAATACAACTAAAACACTTGAAGAGTATCAGGATATGATTACTAAAATATGGAGGGGTGATTATAAAAACCAACCATATAGAAAAGCTTTAGTTGAGGCAGAAGGTTATAATTATGAAGTAACACAAAGTCTTGTTAATTTAACAGATGAAATAGCTGGCTATGGAAAAGGTTGGACAGCAATAAGTAAGATAACGCAGGAGGATGTAGTTGCTGCAGAAAAGAAATACGGTGTATATGCTGAGCAGACTACTGAAACAGTTAAAGAAGAGAAGAAAGCTCTTGAAGAATTAACTGATGAACGTTTGAAGGCTGCTGGTTTAACTGATGATGAAATATATATGTATAGACAACTTGAAAAGGGTGCTAAAAAATATGGTATGTCTATCGAAGAATTAGCTAAAAAAATGGATGAAGCTAGTGGTAGAGATTTATTATATGGTAGTGCTGATGGAAAAGTTGTTGGTGTATTTCAAAATATTGGTCAAGCAATTACTAATGTCTTTACTGCTATTAAAAAGGGATGGACTGATGTATTTGAAGGTATAACTGGTGTAGATTTATATATGATTATAGAAAAGATTAATAAATTTACAGAGTCTATACGTAAAGCAACTGAAAATGAAGATAAAATGCGTAAGTTATCTGAAACATTTAGAGGTTTATTCTCAATTATACATATTGTTACAACTGCAATAAGTAGTGGTTTGAAAATAGCATTCCAAGTGTTAAAAGGTATTTTGAGTGCATTTAATATAGATGTTTTAGATTTTACATCAATGATAGGTAATGCTATTTATGCTGTAGATAGATGGATAACTGAAAATAATTTCTTAGTTGAAGCCGTTAAGACAGTAACACAATGGATTATAACTGCTGTCATTGCTGTAAAAGAATGGGTAACACATAATGAAAAAATTATGTCTGTTATTGGAAAAATAAAAGATGCTTTTAGTGGAGCAGGAGATTCTATTAAAGCTTGGATTGAAGGATTAAAAGAAACTGATAATATACCGGAATACATATTTGGTGGTTTAATTAATGGTATTAAAAAACATGGACCACAAGTATGGGAAGCAATTAAAGGTGTAGCATTAGGTCTTGTTGAAGCTATTAAAAATGTATTAGGTATACATTCACCTTCTAAAGTTATGTTCGCTATAGGTGGATTTATTATTGCAGGTCTTGCAGCTGGTATGCTTTCTGGTTCTACTGGAATAATGGATATAATAAAAGGAATTGGCTCAAAAATAGCTGAATTCTTTAGTAAAATAGATTTAGGTAATATCATTGCTGTAGGAATAAGTGCTGGTATTATTTATACTGCTAAACGTATGTTAGATATAGCAGATAAAGTGTTACAACCAGTTATTGCATTATCTAATGTATTAAATGGTCTAGGTTCAGCATTAAGTGGTGTTGGAGCTGCTGCTAGAGACTGGGGTAAAGCAATGAAATATCAGGCAGTTGCAGCTATAATTAAAAGTATAGCTATATCTATTGGTATTTTAGCTGCTGCTTTATGGGTTCTTGCAAAATTACCAAAAGAAGAATTACAACAAGGTGCTATTGCATTAGGTGTTATTGGTTTAGCACTAGCTGCGTTTATAGGTTTAATTGCAGCATTATCTGATAAATTAGCAAAAGCAAAATTACCAGATATGGGAAAAATATTAGCTTCTATATTAGGTTTATCAGTTGGTATGCTAATACTATCTAAAGCGTTACAAAATGTAGCTAAAATAGAACCTGATAGAATATTACCATCTGTATTTGGTTTAATTGCATGTGCTGCTGCTATGGCTATCTTATTATTAACATTAGGTAAAGTAACAGAAGCATTAAAAGGTACTAAAAATATTGAAAAAATGGGAAAAGTATTTACTAAAATGGCTATAAGTATGTTATTAATAGCCGTTGCATTAAAGATGATGTCTAAGGTTGAACCAAGTGCTATCTGGAAAATGGTTGGTGTTATGACAGCAATGTTAGTATTACTTGGTGGTATTGCAGCATTAAATCATTTTACAGGAAATAGTATAAATAAATCTGCTGATACAATTAAAGCTGTAGGCGTAGCATTAGTGCTACTTGTTATAGCTATGAAATTAGCTGGTGGTTTAAAAACAGAAGATTTTTTAAATGGACTTAAAGTAATAGGTGTATTCTCTGTATTATTACTAGCAATGATGGGTATATCTAAACTATTTAAAGGTACAGAAATGATAAAAGTAACAGCTTCAATATTAATGGCTGCTGTTGCTATTGGTGTTTTAGCTATCATAACAAAATTAATGGGCAATATTAATCCTGATGAAATGAAGAAAGGTTTAATATGTGTTGGTGTACTTAGTGCTATTATAATGGCATTAATATTAGTATCAAAACAGAGTGCATCATTACACGGTACTACATTAATTGGTGTAGCAATGGTTATGGCTGCTATGGGAGTAATGGTATTCTTATTAGGACAATTGGACCCCGAAAAAGCTAAAAATGGTTTAATAGCAGTTGGATTTATTTCTGCTTTTATGGCTGTACTATTACAAGCTGGTAAGAATTTCAAACCTGGAGGAGATGCTGTTAAAACATTAACTAGATTAACATTTTTATTAGCATTATTAGCAGTTGCATTAGTTGGTTTATCATTTATTGATAAAGACCGTTTATTAACTGCTACTGCAGCATTAGGAGCGGTTATGTTATCATTAGCTGCTATTATACTAGCTATTGGTAAATTAAAGGTAGATAAAAAGACTAATACTACATTATTGACTATGGTTGCAGTTGTAGCAGCTTTAGCTGGAATAGTGGCATTGTTAAGTCATTTTACAGATCCAAAAGGAGCTATAGCTTCTGCTGGGGCATTAAGTTTATTATTACTTGCAATGTCTGGTGTTATGTTAATCATGAGCAAATTAAATGTTAATGCTAAAGATGCAGCAAAAGGTGCTTTAGCTTTAACAGCAATGGCTTTACCATTATTAGCATTTACTGGTGTATTAATGTTGATGAATAATCTAAATATTAGCAATGTTTTACCTAATGTGTTTGCATTAATAATATTAGCTACAGCAATGACTGCATTATTGGCAGCATTAACAGCTATAGGTAAATTTGGTGATATAAAAAGTATGGCTTTAGGTATTATTGGTTTAACTGTAATGGCTGTACCTTTATGGCTATTTATACAATTACTTAAAGATATGAACGGTGTAGAAAATGCAATGACTAATGTATTAGCATTAATTACTTTGTGTTCTGCATTAACATTATTATTAATTCCATTAACTATATTAGGTGCTGTATTTAGTACTGGGGTTGGTGCTTTAGCTGGTATTGCTGGTATAATTGGATTATGTGCAATGGCTGCTCCTTTATGGATATTTATCCAGTTACTTAAGAGTATGGATGGTATAGATAATGCTACACAAAATGTAGAATTATTAACTACTATGATGGAAAAATTAACTGAATGTTTGTTCAAACTTTCTTTAGTCGCACCATTAGCATTAATGGCTGATGCAGCAATATTCGGTTTAATAGGTGCTATAACTACTATAGGAGTTTTAGCTACCGCAGTCGGTGCTATAATGGACAAATTCCCACAATTACAAGATTTCTTAAATAAAGGTTTACCTGTATTAGAGCAAATAGCTTTAAGCATAGGTAAAATTATAGGAAATGTAGTTGCAGGATTTATGAATAGTGTAGCTGAAGAATTACCACATACTGCTACTAAATTATCAGAGTTTGCAATTAATGCTATGCCATTTATAGCTATAATGTCTACTGTAAATGATAGAGTTATGGATGGAGTTAAAATATTAGCTGGTTCTATATTAGCTTTAACTGGCGCTAATTTATTAGATGCTATAGCTAGTTTCTTCTCAGGAGGTCAATCTTTTGGAAGATTAGGTGCAGAATTATCTAAACTAGCTACAGATGCCCAACCATTCTTAGCGATTATAGGTAATGTTGATCCTAAAGTTATGGAAGGTGCAAAGAATATGGCTGATGCTATATTATCTTTCACAAAAGGTAATTTCTGGGATTCTATTACTTCATGGATTGCTGGAGAAAGTGATCTTGGTGATTTTGGTGCTAAAATAGCTCCATTAGGAACAGGATTAAGTGAATTTGTTAGCAATCTTGGAAACTTTACACCAGAACAAGTTGATACAATAAATTGTGCATGTGACGCATTAAAGTCAATAGCTGAAGCAGCAGGAGAGATTCCTAAACATGGAGGAATTGCTCAAGCATTCTCAGGTGATAATGACTTAAGTGAATTTGGTCCTAAATTAGGTCCTACTGGTGCTGCTATAGCAAACTTTGTTAAAGAATTAACTAAAGATGGTGTATTTGACCAATCTAAGATTGACATAGTTAAAGCTGGTTGTGAAGCATTAAAGAATATTGCTCAAGTTGCAGGCGAATTACCTAAACATGGAGGACTAGCTCAAGCATTCTCAGGTGATAATGATATAGCGGCATTTGCTGGAAAACTAGGTAAAGTTGCAGAAGGTATCAGAGGATTTGTTTGGGAATTACAAAAAGATAATGTTATAACACAAGATAGTATTGATAAAATTAATGCTGTCAATAATATTATGTGGGCTATTGCTGATCTAGGTAAAATAAATCTAGGTGATACAAGTGGCAAACTTGAAGAACTAGGTGCACGTTTAGGTTCATTTGGAAATAAAATTACAGAATACGTTAAAGGTATAAATACTGTTTCATTAGATGATCTTCAATCTGGTAAAGATAAGATAGACAAGATAATTGAAATAGCAAATACTTTAGCAGCTGTAAGTAGTGATCCTATAGAACAACTTGGTGAAAAACTTAAGAATTTTGCAACCGATGCATTAAAGAAATTTGTAGATGGTTTAAATGATGAAAAACCTAAAGAAGATGCATCTAATGCAATGAAAGCTTTAATCGATGCTATAATAAGTGCTATGGGTGAAAAAGATGATGATGTTAAAACAGGTGCTACTAATATTATAGAAACAGCAACTAAAGCATTAGAATCTAGTGATCATACAGATAGAGCTAGTAAAGCTGGTTTAAATATATTAAATGGATTTATAAATGGTATGGATGACAAAGATGGACGTGTATGGAATAAAGCATATTCAATTGGTAGAACAGCAGTTAATGCAATTAATAAAGCTACTGATGAGCATTCACCATCTAAGGAAACATTTAAGACCGGTACTTTCTTTGACCAAGGATTTATTAATGGTGTTAAATCATTAGAAGATAAAATTTATAGTGAGACTTATGGTGTTGGTGATAAAGCAAGACTTGGATTAGGAAGAGCTATTAGAGGGGTTTCTAATCTAATTTCTGAAGGAATAGATGATGAATTTACTATCAGACCGGTTCTAGATTTGAGTGATGTTCAGTCTGGAGCTGCTGCTATAAATGGTATGTTAGGAGTTCCTTCAGTTGGTGTTGCAGCTAATTTAAATGCTATAAGTACAGGTATGAGAACATATCGTCAAAATGGCGGGGATGATGTTGTATCTGCTATAGATAAACTTGGTAAGAATCTTGGTAATACAACTGGTGACACATATAATATTAATGGAATCACTTATGATAATGGTTCTGAAATACAAGAAGCAGTTAGTACATTAGTAAGAGCTGTTAGAATTGAAAGGAGGACGTAGGTATGCCTAGAGAAGGTGATAGATGGCGTGTAGCCAGAGGTGATTGTCTTTGGAATATTGCACGTGCAGTATATGAAAATGGGGCTAGGTGGCCTGAAATAGCTTCGGCTAATGGATTGGCTACTAGTGGAAATCCAATAATTTATCCTGGTCAATTATTTGACTTACCAGGTATAACAAGCGGTGCACCAGCTCCGGCTCCTGCGCCTGCTCCTGCACCACCACCTGTTACAAGGCCTAATATCGATTGGATGGCTTTAACATCCGGTTCAGAAAGAGAGATGTTAGCTATATGGTCATATAATCATAATAGATTTTGGATTAGGTGGGAACAATGGGATAATGCAGGTCATTTAATAATGATCTCAGAAAATAAAAATGTTGAATTTCATGATGAAGCTAAACAATCAATTGGAACCGGTAGAACGACTGAGGGATGGAATATAATTCGTTTCAGTGTTAGACCTGTAGATAATGATGGAAATCCATTAGCAAATACAGATTGGGCATCAAAAGAATATGATTTTAGAAACAATCCACCTCAGTTACCACCAGATCCAGAATTTAGTATTAATGGTCAGAATAAAGCAACTATCACATTTAATAATATTTCTGAAAATATTAATGCTGATTCTATTGAAATTGCTATATATCAAGATAATACTCTTAAGTATAAAACAGCTAAAGTAGCGATTAATACTGAAGCTCGTTATGCTAGATATATACAAGATGTTGATCCAGGTCATGAATATAAAGTAAGAGCTAGAGCAGTTCGAGGTAATATATATGGTGGATGGACTAATTTTACTGCTAATGATATGTCATTACCAGTAGCACCATCTGAGATAACTACTTTAAGACCTCAGAAGATTAGTGAACAGCAAGCTGTTACTTATGGTGTATTAGTTGAATGGCCTGCTGTTCAAACAGGTAAACAGTATGAGATTCAATGGACTACAAATATAGAATATTTTGATACTCCTTCATCAGAAGTACATAGTCAAACTACTGAAGAAGGACAAGGTACTAGGCTATTAATAACTGATATAGAATTGGGACATGAATATTTCTTTAGGATTGGCTCAATCAATGATAAAGGACATTCTTTAAATTGGTCACCAATTAGATCAGTTACACTTGGTACAAAACCATCAGCTCCTACTACATGGAGTAATGTTACTTCAGCAGTATTAGGTGAAGATTTGAATTTATATTGGAGACACAATTCAACTGATGGATCATTAGAAACTTTTGCAAGATTACATTTAACTGTTATAGATTCAGCACATCCAGAACTAGAACCTATGGAATATACTAAGGTTATAGAAAATACCAAACCAGAAGAAGAAAGAGATCAGAATAGTGTTTATACGATTAATACTACAGATCCAGAATGGTCTGGTTTATTAGCTGATGGATTTATAATTAAATGGAAAGTTCAAACAGCAGGTATTATTGGTGAATATAGTGATTGGTCTATAGAAAGAGAGGTTAATGTGTATACTCAACCAACTCTTGAATTAGACCTTACTAATAAAGATGGAATATCTATTGATGAAGTAGATGGATTCCCATTTCATGTAAGTGTGCTAGCTAGACCTGCTACACAAAAGCCAATAAGTTATTATATTGAAGTTATAGCTAATGATGGTTATAATACAGTTGATAATGTTGGTGAAGTAAAAGTCGTAAATCCTGGTGATAAAGTATATCAAAAATACTATGATCCAGAAAGAAATGCATGGAGATTTCTATTAGAGATGACTCCTGCAATTATAGATTTAAAAAGTGGTATAAATTATACTATTAATGTTACTGTATCTATGGATTCAGGTTTAAGTGCTGTAGCTACTAAAGATTTTGATGTATCTTTAGGTGAAACAGGTTATAGTCCTTATGCTGATATTATTGTAGATAAAGAAACATTAACAGCAAGTATACATCCATATTGTATGGAAAATTATGAAGATGCTGGTGAAGTAAAACAACGTTTATCAGAAAATTGTACACTAGCTGTATATAGAAGAGAATATGATGGAACTTTTACGGAAATCGCTACAGAGATTGAAAATGCGGAAAATACTTATGTAGTAGATCCGCATCCATCATTAGATTACGCTAGATACAGAATAGTAGCAAGAGCTGATGAAACTGGTACTATATCTTATTGTGATGTAGAAGCAGTTAAAGTTGGAGAACCTTCTATAGTTATTCAATGGTCTGAGAAATGGTCTAAATTTGACTATAATCCAGATGAAGATAATTTAGAAGTTCCATGGGCAGGATCTATGTTAAAATTACCATATAATGTGGATGTATCTGAAAATAAAAATCCGGATGTATCTTTAATTGAATATGTTGGTAGAAAACATCCAGTTAGTTATTATGGTACACAAATAGGTGAATCAGCTAGTTGGAATACTGAAATACCAGCTGAAGATAAAGAAACTTTATATGGATTAAGAAGATTATCTAGATGGACGGGTGACGTTTATGTTAGAGAACCTTCTGGAACTGGATATTGGGCTAATATAACTGTATCTTTAAGTATTAAACATTTAGCTGTTACTATACCAGTTTCATTCTCGGTTAAGAGAGTGGAAGGAGGTATGTAATATGGCTGAAATAGACTGGTCTGACTCAATGGAACAAACTTTTGAATATTATGAAGTTGATCCGGTATCATGGAAAGATACTAAACCTTTAGATATGGTTAAAAAGAGTACGATTAAAAGAGATGACGGAGCTGACACACTCGGCTCTGCCACTATTGATATTAACGATACACTTGGAGAATGTTACATAAGAATTTATTTAATAATACGTCAAAATGGCGCAAAATTTAAAATAACTTTAGGTACATTCTTGGTACAAACCCCTTCAAGTTCTTATGATGGAAAAAATAGAAATGTGTCAATGGATGCATATACACCATTATTAGAACTTAAAGAAAATCCACCACCATTAGGATTTGCATTATTAAAAAATGAAAACATTATGAATCAAGCATATTTACTTGTTAGAGATAATTGTAGAGCTCCAGTTGTAGAAACTACATCTGATAAAACTTTACAAGATAATTTTGTTGCAGATCCTAGTGAGAAGTGGTTAAACTACATTAACGATCTTATAGCTCAAGCTAAATATAGATTATATTTAGATGAAGAGGGCAGAATATTATTTGCTCCTATTCAGAAGATTGATGAGTTACAACCGGTATGGACTTATAATGATGATAATAGTTCAATACTTTATCCAGAAGTAAGTATGCAACATGATCTATATGGCATACCAAATGTTGTAGAAGTTGTATGTTCAACTGGTGTTAGAGAATATACAGCTAGAGTTGTTAATGACGATCCAAATAGTCCTACCTCAACAGTTAATAGAGGTAGAGAAATATTATATCGAGATACAGAACCGAATCTTCCTGGTTTTCCTACTGAAGAACAAATTGATGAATATGCTAAACATTTATTAGAGACATTATCTTCAGTAGAATATCAAGTGAGTTACACTCATGGATATTGTCCAGTTAGAGTTGGTGATGCTGTTAGATTGAATTATAAGAAAGCTGGTTTAGATAATATTAAGGCTAAAGTTATAAATCAATCTATAAAATGTGAAAATGGTTGTTCAGTAAATGAAACAGCCGTATTTACAAAGAAATTATGGAACTAGAAAGGAGAACGTTATGGCTTTATCACAGGATCTTATAAACCAATTTGTTAAATTAACAGATAAAGAAGAAAAACCTAAAGAAGTTACAGTTAATGGTACTTATAGGATGATAAACGGTGAAGAATATGTACAGATTGATGGTTCAGAGATTTGGACACCAGTTACTTCTACTGTAGAAGCTGAAACTGGAGAACGTGTTAAA